AGTCCTGCATTCTTACTAATAGGTTCCTCATATACTAATGTCTTTAACTTAGTAGATGAAATAAGAGTATTAACTGACCCTAGAAATTCGCACTCAAATTCTTGGTTAAACTGCTCCTCTGAGGTATTCTTAATCGTCTGCTCTTTCCATGCAGCATCTCTACCTGGTACCTGTTGCCAGTGTACCTCTGTTGTAGTGTATTCATTCTGTCCTTTCTCTGCGTCATGCCACAGTTTATAGAACATATTCATACCCTTGGGGGTAGATATGATTATAACCTTAGTAGATTTACCAGAAGATATAGTAGGATATACAGAGGAGAAGAACTCATCTGCTATATGAGTAGGAATGAATGCAAACTCATCAAGGAAGATGATGTTGAATGACATACCTCGGACAGCACTAGCAGAAGTAGATGCTGCTAAGATTTTACTACCATTTTCTAATTCAAGACTTCCCCTGTTCCAGTTGACAACACCTTGCTGTAACCATTTGGGTAGGTTCTCATATGAAAGTTGTAGTCTTCCTAACATCTCCCTTGCAGTCGCTGCTTTGTTAGCAAGGATTGCAATGTTAACGTTATCATTAAAGATTGCATACCAAAGAAGATATGCTGTAACCACTGTAGACTTACCAGACTGACGTGGTAGCTTTGCTATGTTAAATCTATGGTCATGAAAACGATTTACCATGTCTTCTTGGAAATCGTACAAGTCAAAATTAACTATACCCTGATCGAGGTTAACGATCTTGATATAGTTACGAATAAAATAAACAGGATTCTGTTGGCATTTGATAAACTCCTGCACCTCATCAGGGGAGAAGTTTGTTGCTACGTTAGCCCGTTTGAGATTGGGGTTACCTAGATATATCTCTTGCTTTTCAGCCATTATAATACTTGCACTACTCCTTTAACATCAGGAATCTCTTCCATCAGTTTACGTTCTATACCTTGCTTCAATGTCATAGAACTCATGGCACAAGTAGAACAAGCACCACCAAGTCTTACCTTGACGTAACCTTCCTCGTGCTCAACATACTCTAAGAAACCACCATCAGCTTCGATGTATGGTTGTATCTCAGTGAGTACTTCTATTACATTAGCATCGTTTAATTCCATGTCAATAAAGACCTGGCATATTAGCAGCACTATTTAGTGGACCTCTATTGTTTTCTGGTGCATCTGGTGCTACCTCAATATCTGAATCACTAATAACTTCTGGTAATGGGTCACCCTCTTCAGGTTCCAATGTACCATGCTGATATCTAATCTCTCTTAGCTCTGCGAAATTCTTATTCTTAGTGCCACCATCGTATTCCCAAGCATATCCTTCTTCGATCATCTGTTCGTTGAGTGATATCTCTGAGTCACCAACATATAACCAACCAAGAAGACGACCATACTTACCCATACCACCTTTAAGTTCAGTACGAATAGTAAGTTCATTCTCTCCTGCAATAGTATCCTCTAGGGTATACTTCATCCAGTTAGTTGCATCTATACCTAGTGCTTTCTCTTCTAAATCTCTTGTCCTCTTCTCAGGAGTATCGATACCTGCTATACGAACACGTTCGTGCTTATAGATATCAAATCCTAAGTCTATTACTACGTCAATGGTATCTCCATCAACTACTTTAGTTACTTCCGTGACTCGGAAGTTGTAGCAACTCTTCCGAGACGGTGGTGTCATCTTGCCCATTTGGGTACCAATCGTCATACTTAAATATGTATACGATAGCAACCCCTACTCCGATGAGTAGAATGCCTAGCATGATGTTGACCGACCAGACAATACTATCTGACGACACCAAACTTGCTCCCTTCGACTAAGATACAATCGATTGAATTAGGATGGTCGTGTAGATATGGAATATCTTCTACTGCAATACTTCTCGCCTCGTAGGAATCTGATGCGATTACACAGATATCCCGATGATGACGTGTCTCATCCAAATATCCAACAGTATAATGGGACATTTTTCGTAGCCTCTTAATATAGTAATATTTATTTTCCTAATAGGTATTATAACGTATTACTATGAGTGAGGCCAACACATGATGTGCTAGTCAACACATGTGGTTTTCTCTAAGAGAACATCCAATTCCAACCGTGAAAATATATCACAGAGTGATGCAGCTCTTTCTAATTCTTCCTTGGGCATTCCATATTGGCTACGAAAGGCAGTAAGTGCCTTGTGCATTACACGTATGTCGTCTACTTCACACGATAAATGGCATTGGTCGTCGTCAGTCATTCGGGGGTTCCTTAGGTTTTTTGTTTTGTTTCTTAATAAGTTTAGCGTATCTAACATCCTCTTTGGAATACCATTTTGGATGTTTCTTTGCTACCTTAATAAGTCTCTTAGCCGTCTTCCTTAAATCCTTTCTCTGGGCCTCGTCCACTATAAAAGTATTGCTCCGATAATAAACCCTTTTGCGAAAGATAAACAGACTACCTGGTAGTCAGTCCAACCAAACCTAGTCTGCATCTTCTTGATTAGAGCCTTGTCCCACTCTACAACTTTATCAAATTGTTTCTTTACGCAGTTCATGGCTTTACATCTGGGTTTTTTGGACAGTTTCTTTCGTGTTTCTCTATGTATGTATAAGGGCGTGGGTGTCCGTGAGGTGGCGTTAGTCCACAATACTTACATACTTTGCGTCTTTCTTCAGCCATAATGATAACTTGGTTTGTTGGTTTTCTTGGATAGTTTGTTGCTCCTTACCTTAGTACCAGAGGTTTCTCCAGCACCGTCAGGATGCTTACCAGGCTTGGTTTTACCAATGTTTACTGACTTACCTGGTTTCTTAGACTCAGTGTCATGTAAACGTGCTGGTTTGTTCTTATCTTTAGTGATTACGGATTCTTGACCGTGCTTCCTCCCAAGTCGTCTCATTACTTTACCAAACTTTCGCTTCGACATGCCCTTGGCAGGGGAAGTTTGATACGAAACTTCACGTCCCTTGGACCCATCGTCATATTTGTATTCACCAGTACCTTTCTTGTACCCTATTCCTTTCTTCTTGAGGTCTTTTTCGAGCCCCTTACGGGACTCACGATTCTTTTTTACGTCTGACCCCCTGTCAGCACTGATGTTTCCAGTCTGCTGCGATGATGATTTACTCATCATGCGAGTGGTCGGGTTACCTTCTTGAATGAAGTCAGTGAATCTCTTCAATCCTTCCTTCTCATGGTAGTCCCAATACCCATTACCTTCCTTACACTCACTTTCTTTACGGAGTGCTTTCTTTTCAGCGACTTTCTTGTCTTCTTTACTCTTAAGTACTGCTTCTTTCTTAGCAGCCTCAGCAGTAGCAGCACCTTCCTTCATATGAGCAGCAGCTTTGTATAGAGGTTTGCCTGTCTTGGCATTCTTCTTACCTGCCTTATATGCTTGATATGCAGGGGTGTTACCCTTCTTGTCAGCATTAGTTACTTCATACTCTTCAGAGTAATTAGCACCAGTTTTGCCTTCTTCTTTCCTCTTAGCAGCAGATGCAGAATAGAATTTAGATGCTTGCGCAACTCTCTTCTTAGCACCTTCTCTGTCTCCAGCAGCTGCTTTCTTTCCTCTATCCTTATCAGCAGCTTGGGATGCTGACCGTAGGGTGTCAGAAGATAACTCTTGTAAATCTACTGACTCATTAGTCTTATTAGTCAAAACTGAATCATCTCCATACCGTGCTTTAAGGTTCTTGACAACATTTTGGAATGCCTTTCTGCTCTTCTCTTTGTCATCTTTACGAGCAGTTGCTCCAGTAGAAGGCTTGCTATCCTTATAGGATTGAACTCTCCTTCTTTCTAAAGTAGCATCCTTGTAATGATCGTATGCTTCCTCAGATACAGTCTTCTTGACATCCTTAGCAAACTTAACAGCAGTCTTCACACCAGATTTAACACCTGCTGCAAATTCCTTAGCACGTTTCTCAGGTACCTTACCCTTAGCACGTTGCTTCTTATATGCTGCTTTGGTATCACTTACTGCTTTCTGATGTCTTTCGACACCTTTCTTAACAGTGTCACCAATCTTACTGAGGAGACCTTTCTTAGTTGCTTTCTTAGCAGGTTGTGCAGCCTTAGCCTTGGGGACTGACTTCTCAACCTTTTTCTTGATCTCAACAACCTTAGGTTTTGCCTTTGGCTTAGGAGCAGTCTTTGCTTTAGCAACTGTCTTCTTCTTGGCAGCTGGTTTGTCATCATAGTTTGTATTATCCTCGTCTCCATAGTTACGCTTGGCAGCAGCAGTCTTGGCATATTCACCCTTACCTGCTTTCTTCCTTGCAGCATCTCCAGAGTCAACCTTTGCCTTTACCTTCTCATATGAGGGAGCACTGGCAGCGGCTCTCTTGGCAGACCTTTCTTCCATCAAATCTTCAGATGGAGGGTCGAGTATATACTCAACAAAATCTTCTAGTCCGACTTCCTCAACGATGAGGTCAATACCTTCTTCATTGATACCTTCATCTAGGAAGTAATCAGCAGCAACGTCAATCGCTGCACTGTTCCACTCCTCGGTAATGAATGATTCTGCTTGTTGTTCTTTAAATGATAGCATGTTACCCACCAACGATTTGGACTTGTTCTACTACAACGTCAGCACCACCAGCAGTAAGCAAGACTGCTCTCTGTATTTGTGGTAATGTGCCAGCAATGACATCAGCACTTGATACTGCATAGTCAGCAGAAGCACCACCTGAATTATAGTCTGTTGTAATAGTAGTATCTGAGATTGCAGTTACTTTCTTACCTGATGATGCTGCTGACTCAAAGTCAGAAGTAAATCCATCAGTGTCACCACCATCAACAGTAGCAATATAATCTCCTACTGCAAACGTGTGTGCTGGTGTACCACCGTGATCCACGGTTACTACCATAGCAGCAGCATCAGTTGCTGCCTTAATCCTTGAAGACTTTGGTTTTCCGCAAGAGATCAACTCAGGTGTTGCTGCTGCAAGTGTGATTGCAGGTCCAGCATCAATCTTTATGGTAGATGCACTTGCACTATAGACTCTTAGGACACCAGACTTGACTACAATATAGCCAGTACCAGATGCACTGATTGTCTGTGTGTCAATTACATTTAATACCGACATGGTTTAAGATACCTTATACTAGATTATTTATCTTGCTTTTGTTTTAGAAACTTCGCAAGTTCTGCTGTACTACCAACAAACATGGTGTTGTTAGTTACTTCTTTTGTTGTGCCACCCTTAGGTGATTCAATGTCTGTTACCTTCTTTTGAAGGTCTACGAGTTTGTCAGCAACATCTCCTACATGTTTAATGAGTTGTCCTGCTACTTCGTATGCTCTTGGTTGATCACTGCTTTGAGCGACTTCCAAGATTCCATCAACCGCTTCTTGACCCTTTTCGATAAGGGAGTATAGATTACCCCTCGTGTACTCATAATCCTTCTTGAGCTGATCTTTAGTTGACGTTGGAACGATATCCATTTTACCGTCCGTTTTAGGAACGATAGAGGTTTCGACATCTAAAGCCTCCTCAATACCATCATATGTTTTACTCATCTTGTCCCGTCACTGGATTCCAATCTTTAGCATCAACGAAGTTAGAAGTCATTTCACTGAATCCGAAATCATCATCTGGACCTGCATTAACTGGATCAGGTTCAACTGTATAACGAACTTCACGTGGTGCAGTCTTATCAAGTTTTGTAGAGTAATCCACTTGTACCTTCTTAACGACTGAGGAGTCGGTAACAGGTCCGTATAGATATGTCTTCGCAACAAACTGCAACGTATAGACTAATGTCCTACGTGTATCGAAGTCACCCTCATATACATCTTCATAATCGATAGATGTAAGAGTAATAGGATAGTCTCTCTTCTCTCCTAATACATCAACCAAATTCATGGTGATGTTAAAGGATGGTTGAAAGACGGGAAGAATCTGCTCAAGAATCTGAAGTCCATCATCTTGATTCTTCGCCATAATAGCTAATTCAAAATTCAGATTGTAAGGGACAGGCATGAATGCTTGTTTAACACTCTTGTCTCCCTGCGTCTTCCTTACCTTCTGGGTAGGTGAAACCTTACGTGTCGCATCATAATTAAACCCTTGTATCTCAAATGATATACGAGGTAATGTAATCTGGACTGAAGTCTTGTTAAGACCTATCTGATTTATTCTAGCTAAAAACTTTTGCTTTGGACCATATGCCAGAGG